CCTGGTCCGGCGGGGCCGCGTCAGTCGAGCGGCTCGGGCTGAGGTCCGAGGTCGTTGGAGGGCCGGGACGCGATGAACGTAGTGATCCAGGCGATGACCGCCGTGACACCGGCCGTCCAGCTGGGAAGCTCGCCGGTGCCGTAGACCACGGCCAGGACGGCGGTCCAAAGGCCCAGCCAGACCTCGGTCGGCCTGCTCTTGATGAAGTCGATCACTCTACGCACGATGCTTACCTCCGATCTGCAACCCCGCCGGCAGCACCGAGAACGCGATCGAGAGCACGAACCATTCGAGCGCGCCGAACAGCAGCTTCTCCTGCAGCGCGGCGGTGACCAGGCCGAGCGCGATGCAGACGATCGCGACCAGAGCGGTCAAGGACATGGGACCTCCTAACAGTTCGGGTTGTTCGGGTTCGGCATCGGACAGCCCTGGGGCGGCGCGACGGTCCGGGTCTGGGTCCTTGTCGCCGTCCTCGTCTGGGTGACCGTCCCGCCATTCGCAGGTGGCGGTCGCGGGTCACGCTGCTCGCGCAGGTCCTGCCGGAACTCGCGGATGATGACGGCGAGCTCACGGGCCTTGGCCCGGACCTGACGACATCTCGGGACCTGCTGACCCTCCAGGCGCAGGATGACGCAGACCTCCAGACGATCCGAGAGCAGCAGCCGGCGGGCCTCCAGGCGCAGGGCTCGCGCCGCGACCCTGGTGGCATGACGGCGGGCCTGCTCGGCTGCGTCGAGGTCGCGCTGGACCTGCACGATGAGCGCTTGGGTCCGCTCGCTCGCCCGTCGGTTGTATTCGATCACGGCGGCCGAAAGGACCAGCACCGACAAGACGACGAGCGTGCCGAGCAGGATCGAAGTGGTCTGGCGGAAGTCGAGCGGGCGCACTAGGGGCCTCGCGTGACGGCGAGCATGATGAGCGAGACGACCAGAGAGACGCCGCCGGCGGCGATGGCTCCCAGGACCAGGTTGCGGATGCCCTTGCGGTCGTCCTCGCGGGCCTTGCGCTCGTCCTCCTGGGCCTTGCGGATCATCCCGAGCTCGGACTGTATCCGAGCCAGGTCATCGCCGATGCCGTCGCGTACCTCTCGGAAGACGTCGACGCGGACGAACCGGCCGTTGTCCAGCATCCGCTCGAGGTTGCGGAGTCGGCGTTCATGGTCGGCTTCGCTCATCCGGGCATCGGACAATGGTCCCCCGTTCGGGCTGGACTTTGAATCCCCTGTCGGACCGTCCTCCCTACGACCGACTAAACCTTGTAGCCCCAGGTCCAATGCCAGGGCTCGTCATCGGGACGGACGCGGAGCCACCCCTCGGCGGCGAGGCACTGGTAGATCGTGGACAGGTTCCCCTGGTTGCCGGACACGTCCAGCGCGAACCCACGGGTATGCCCGGTGGTGTTCGGCGAGGCGTACCGATTGGGATCCCGCCGATACAGCATGGCCTGGGTCTCGCAGGAACGGTTCGTGCCGGGCAGGCAGACGATCGTCTTGCCTTCGGGGTAGCGGCGGTTGCCGACCTTGACCGTGGTCTTCTCGATCCGCGCCTTGGTCCATCCCATCCGTCTGGCGTAGCGGACCTGGGCGGCGAGCAGAGCCCGCAGCGCCGGCCGCTGGAGGACCAGGATCAGGCCGGAGCCTTTCGGGGTGGCGTCGTAGACCTCCATGTTCGGATAGTCGTCCTCACACCCGTTGCCGTAGTGGACGACGCCGTACTTGGTCCGACGGTGTGAGGGTTGCGGCGTCCACTCAGCCATAGAAGTCCTCCACTGCGATACCCCCTCCGTACTACTCCCTGCGTGGTACCCTCAGCGGCGTCCGTAGGGAAAGGAGGCAGCCCATGAGGCGCCTACTGGTAATCGGAGCGGCACTCACGTCGCTCACCCTGGGCGGGATCGCTCAGGCGGCAACACTCACCGGCACATCCGGGCCGGATGCCCTGTCCGGTGAGGCCGGGAACGACCAGCTCTTCGGTCGGGGTGGTGACGACTTCCTGAACGGCGGCTCCGGAAACGATGTTGCCGTCGGCAGCACCGGGGATGACTTCATCTTCGGCGGATCGGGCAACGACTCGCTGACTGGCAACGGCGGAGACGACACGATCTACGCCGGGACGGGAGCCGACACCGTGGCCGGTGGTCCGGGTCACGACGTGTGCTACGTGGAGGACATCGACGTTCGCTCGGGTTGCGAGGTGATCGTCGATATGACGTAGGGCCTCCGGGCACCTACGGACAGGCTCCCTGGCCTAGGCTGGGGGGCCTGTCTTTATGCGACCTTCATCCCGAGCAGGATCGAGTTCGTGAGCAGCGTATTGGCCGCGCCGTTCGATACCTGCTGCGCCCATCGCAGGGCGAACGTTCCGCCCGTACCGCCGTTGACGAAGTAGGTGGCGAACCGGATCAGACGGTTGGCGCCGTAGCCCTGCGTGGAGAACGGGGTATTATCCGTGGCCGTGTGTTGCAGGACGATCTCGTCCACGACACCGCTGGTGTCGGGCAGCATTCCAAAGGTATAGGCGTTGCCGGAAGGGAACGAATAGGCGAACTGCCAGTCGCCGGCGCCGTTCGAGGTGCCGAGGAGCATCCATTCCAATGCCCATACCTCGTTCGCCGCGACCGAGAACGTCAGATGGTCGTCGGTCTGCAACGCCGTCGAGGAAGTCACCGATTCGTCCGCGGTCTTGCGAGCGATGCGGTGCCAGGTCTCGACGCCATTGTCTCGGATGTGGGTGTTGAGGTTCGCCGCCGTCAGGGTTTCCCCGACGCTCCAGGTCTTCGGTGTGGTCCAGGCCATCGGTTCTCCTTATGCAGGCGGTCCGAGGATCGCGGTGGAATCGAGCAGGCCGAAGGTCGCGTCATCGAGGATGCCGGCGGTGATCAAGGCCGAAGGAGCAACGTTGAGCGTCACGGTCCAGGTGCCGTCCCGGCCGATCTCGTGAGCGATGCCCTCGACCGAGGACACCTGCTCCGTCTGGGTGCGGGACTCGATCACGAGCACGATGTCGTTGATATCGCGGGAAAGGACGCGGTCCCAGAACTCGTGAGCCATCGCGTTGTCCACCAGCCCCTCGATGCGAAGGACCGGGTTCGCGTACCTCGTGACCTGCTGCTCGGCTCGCGAGAGGACGGCGCCGTCAGATGCCAGCTGGATGTCGGTCTCGGCCTGCGACCGGATGCCGAACTCAGCCTGCGAGGTGAGGTCTACCGCGATCTGCTCCGTCCCTCCCAGCCGGGTGAGGTGGACGTCGTTCAGGATCAGGTCGTCCGGGCAGTCGATCACCACGTCGCGGTAGCTCATCCCCGCGCCGGTGTCCGACCACGTCCTCGTGGACAGGTCGGGGTTCACTTCAACGTCCTCGCGGAACACCGCGAAGCCGTCGCGGCCGATGAAGAACCGTCCGCCCTCGGCGTGGGCGATCTGCTGGAGGTGCTCGAGAGCCGAGACGTTCTCCAAGGTGACCGCCGGGACCGTGGCGGTTCCGACGTCGATATCGCGGTCAGCATCGGGCCACATGACGGCGTCCAGGATCGCTTCGACCCTGGCTCCTGAGCCTTGCTCGGGGAAGTCTCCTGAGACGAACGCCAGGGACAGGAGCTTGAACCCATCCACCAGAGACACGGTGACTTCGGTGTCGGTCTCGCCGGGGAAGGTCACCGGCCACCTCTCGACGTATCCGACGAATACCGGGTAGTCCGTCGAGGACCACGTCCCGATGATCCGGATGCGCCGCATGGGAAGGATGTTCGGGAAGTAGGCGCCGGGGGAGTAGAACGGCGTGAACCGTCCGTCCCGGTTGTCCAGGACCACCGTCGCCGTGCCAGCCTCCACCCGGTCGAGCTCGCGGGAGGCGCCGCGTCCGACCGAAGCTCCCCTCACGTACTCCGTGATGTCCTGGTCGAAGTCGGCGGCGAGCGGACCCAGCAGGGCGGAGTCCAGGGCGGCGGAATCAGGATCGTCGAGCTGGGCGCCTTGGGTCAGGCCGCCGGTCTCGAACTCCACGAGCAGCGTCGGCGTGCTCATATGCCCGAGGTGGCGTTGCGCTTCTGGAGCTTCAGCAGCTGGTCACGGGTGATCCGCGCGAAGGTCTGCCCGTCGACGTTCAGGACGATGTCGCCCTCGATCCCGCCGAAGCCGAGCTCGTTGTTCACGCCGGAGATCGCCTCTCCCCTGTGGACGACGGCGATACCGGTACGGGTCACCACGCCGCCGTGCTGAACTCCTGGGACGGTGAAGGGGATCCCGATGTTTCCGCCGAGCGACTCGCCGATCTTCTGGAGCAGCCCTCGTAGCGCCTCGACGGCGTCGCCGATCCTGTCGATGAGCCGGTCGAGGAATCCCAAGATGGCGTCGATGACGGCCTTGATCGGACCGATGATCGCCTGCCATGCATCGACGAGTCGGTCTCTCACCCATCCGATGAGCCTGCCGATCGCGTCGATGACCTTACCGATGAAGTCCACGATCCGCCCGAGGAGGTTCCCGACCGGCTCGACGACCTTGTCTCGGATGAATCCGACCAGATCGAGGAACTTGTCGACGACGAAGGAGATCGCCGTCACGACGAGGGCGAACTGCGCCAGGACCACGGTGGCGAACGCCACGACGGCTCCACCGATCAGGATCAGCAGCGGCTTGATCCGTTCGAGAACGGGGAGGACCCGGTCCTGGATCGTGTGCCACATCGTCTCGAACAGCGGGATCAGCACCGAACCGATGGCGTTGGCGAACGGCTTGACGGCGTCCCAGGCGTTCATGACCGTTTCCGCGACGTGGTCGAAGGCCGGCGCGACGTTGTCCTCGATCCATCCGACGAGGTTCGTCAGCCCGTCTGCCAGGACCGTGATCACCGGCGCCAGCACGCCACCGATCGTCTCGGCCAGGTTCCCCAGGGCCGTCGCCATCGTCTGAGAGGCGGTCTTCTGAGCCTCGGCGGACCCGGCGAACTGGCTCGAGAGCTCGCCGAGGATGATCTTCTGGGCTCCGAGCAGGTTGTTGTGCTTGATGAACTGCTCGATCTGATGGCGCTGTTCCTCGGAGAACTGCACGCCGACCCTGGTAAGCGAGGTGAGACCGGCGATCGGGTCGTTCAACGCCTTGCCCACCTGGATCGCCGAGGACTTGAAGTCCTGACCCATCGCCACCGACATGTCGGTGATGGCGATGGTGGCCTGGTTGAAGATGTCGTTGCCCTTGCCGGTCTCGTTCGCGATGTTCTTGAACGTCAGGAGCAGGTTCTCGCCGGACTGGATCGCCTCGTCGTCGATGCCGGTCTTGCGAGAGATCGCGTCACCCAGAGCATCGACCTGCTTCGCGGTGATGTTCGCCGCGCCGCCGGTGGACTCGATGACGGCCTCGGTCTGCTTGGTGACCTTCTCGGCGTCCTCGAACTGCTTGAAGGCATACGCCGCTCCCGCAGCCAGAGCAGCCAGGCCGGCGGTAGCAACCTTCAATCCTCGGCTGAACCCAGTGGTCCTACTCTGGATGTCGACCGTCAGGGTTTCGATCGTTGGCATCTACCAGCCCCTCGAAGATCGACCGTAGCTTGTCTGGGTCGCTCGGTTGACGATGGATCGCCTCCCGCATGTAGGGGGGGAGGAACTTCTCGAACCGCAGACGGGTGCGCTTGCGGGAGAAGATCGAGACCAGGTAGTAGGACAGCTCGGCCAGACCGATGTCCAGACGTTCGTGCACCAGGAGTGGTCCGTGGATCCGCTCGAACGCCGTCCACGCCATGAGCTCGGACGAGGACATCTCCCCGATCTCGTCTACGGTTCGCCCCAGAGCGAGTGCTACTCGGTGGACCTGTCTTCTCCAGGGCTGTTCCCGAAAGACGCCATCGCCTCCTCGAGCTCGGCCGAGGTGAGCCCGTTGATGCGTGCGGCCTCGGTCAGCAGTGGCAACAGGAGCGAGACGGGCTGGTCGGTGAGCAGGTCCAGGTCGTCGTCGGAGAGCTCGCGCTCGCCGTTCTCGTCGCAGAGCGAGGTCAGCAAGATCCGAACCGACATCTCGACCGGATTCTTCACCTCGTCGGCGAGCCTCATCTGGTCTTTGATCGTGAGCTTGCGGATGTAGACCTTGCGCTCCCATTCGGGGACGTCGATCACGGCGAGGTCTTTCGAGCTCGCGGTCTGCTTCAGGGCATCGCGGAGTTCGGTCACGACGGCGTCACCGATGTCACGCCAGGCGTCACGATCCGAAGGACGGCGTGGGACTCCATGCCGGCGTCGTCGGTCGCCTCGACCTCCCACGCGGTCACCACCGCCGGGAAGCGGTATGCCGTGGCCCACGACGGGTGCTGCAACTCGTAGTAGCGCACCGGGGGAGTGGTGGCGTCGTAGTCGGCCTTGATGTTCGTGTGCGTGGTCACGGTAGGATCGTGCAGCAGCGTCAGGGTGACCTCCAGGCCCTCGAACCGTCCGGGGAGGAAGTCCGACCACGTATCCCCATGCGCGGAGACGTCGATCTCCCCTCGGTTGGAGCCGACCGCCGTCACCGTCAGGAGTTGCGTGACGGTGTTGTAGGTGCCGGTCGCCACCCCGGTCGCCGCGTTCTGCTTGAGGAACCCGGCGAATCCCGCGTACTTCGTCATGTGCCCTCCTCCTCCTGGAACGTGATGATCACTTCGCCGGGTTCGGCGCCGTCCTCGACCTTGACGCGCACCGGCTTGCCGTATTCACGGAGCTGCTCGAGCAGGTCATCGGAGACGCGGACCCACCGCCAGCCCCTGGTCTCCGGAACGTCGGGTTTCTCTGGCTTCGCCATCAGGCCACGAAGACGCCGGCGGTGACCGAGGTCGTGAACGAGTGGGTGACGGTGACGTTGCCCGTGCCGGTGTTCACGAACCTCCGGATCGGCGTCAGCCGGATGTAACGGGACTGGGCGTTGGTCACCGAGACGGTTACGTCCGGGTTGTACGCGGTTGACCCCGGCGCGTTCGTCGTCGAGTTGGGATCATCGACCGCGACCGAATCCGGCGAACCCCCGCCGTTGGTCACGACAAGGATGAACGTCTTGTCGTAGTCGGCCGCCGCCGGCGCGAAGGTGTCGCTCGCACTCACCGCCACCAGCGAGGGGTTGAGCCCCGCCTCGGTGATCGACTGGACCGTGTAGACAGCCATCTAGCCTCCTTACAGGGCGGCCCGATAGACCGCGATCTGGGCCGCCACGACCTCCGACTCGGAGGCATCGGCGGCGTCTCTCATGAACCGTTGAGCGGGGATGTACCTGGTGCCGAACTCGGGGAACCTGGCGTAAGACGTCGTCGGACCCACCTGCGCGGTCTCTCCACCGGAATCCACACGGATCGAGGCCGCGGTCGCTCCCGTGTTTCGCGGAGCCCGAGAGATCATCGAGCGAGCCACGACCTCTGCTCCAGCCCTGGCCGCCGAGGGCGCCGCTGCCTTGATCTTCGCTTCGACCAGTGCCAAGGCGGCGCGGGTCTGCCCGATGCCGTGGACGATCATCCGACCAAGACCTTCCCGTAGTCGGCGAGGGCCATCTTGTCCTCGGTCGACAGGAACACCCCGGTGCGGAAGCCGACCGTCTCGGTAAGGACCTGGCCCTGAACGACCGAGATCCCATCCTCGTCGAAGGTGTACGCCCGTTTGGCCGCCTCGATGCAGACCGAGCGGAACGTTCCCCAGACGTCGTCGGTTTCGACGTAGCCGTGGGTGTAGGTGACGGTCGCACCGTTGGACCAGTTCGTTCCGGCCGTCCCGGTGATGCTTCCTCGGTGCAGGAGGCCCGCCCTGGTGAAGTAGAAGTCCGTGACCGCCGTACCACTCACCAGCACCTGAGAGACCGCCGTCACCGGACGTTCCGGGAGTACCAGGGTCGGACGCTCCAGTGGCTCGAGGACGACGACGTCGCCTGTCACCTTGGACAGCACCTGACCGCAAAACGTCCGGATCTCCGAGGACGCCGCCAGCAGGAGCCCCTGCAGACGGGACAGGTCGGACGGAAGCGCCATCCCGGTGAACTCGCAGAACTCCGTCGCGGTGGCGAACGGTCCGCTCACTCCTTGGTCGCCTTGACCGGTTCAGCGAAGCCGGCGGCGATCAGGTTGTCGGCGTCGGCCTTCTCGACAGAAACCTCGTCCTTGCCCTCGGTGTCGATACCGAGACCTTCGAACCCGGTCGGGTACAGGACACGCACTTTCACCTTCGCCATCTGACCTCCTTGGGTGGGAGGGGAGGGCCGAAGCCCTCCCGCCCCCAGATCGGCCTACGTCGCCGAGTTGCGGTAGAACTTGACCGCGCCGTTGGCTCCGTTCACGACCTGCTTGCCGTCGGTCCGAAGAACCGAACGGAACGAGACCAGGTCGTTCGCGAAGGCGAAGTCGTCCGACCGCTCGAACCGGACGCTGTTCACGTCGCGGATCGTGTAGTACAGCGAGAAGTCGCCGAACGCGATCGAGTGGGCGTTGGCGGCCATCGCCGGCATCGACGCCGACGTGACCACCGGACGCCCGAAGATCGTGTCCGGGGTTCCCGCCACCAGACCCGGCTGCCAGACGAAGTTACCCAAGCCGGCGCCGCCCGTGTCGTCACGGAGCTTGCGGATGACGGCCGCGCTCGAGTCCTTCATGATCCAGAACGCCCGCGTCCTGTACTGGTCGAAGACCGAGTGGTACAGGTCGATGAGGTCGTTCGCGATCACCGTCAGGGTCTGACCCGTGGTGCCGGTCTTGCCCACCGTCGGGGAGTTCGCGATCCCCTCGGGCTGGGCGGAGCCGGTCCCGGTAACGAAGAAGCCCTCCGTCACCACGCCGATCGCCATCCCCGCCGCACGCGCCAGGTAGCCGAGCAGATCCACCGCAGTGTCCTCCACGAGCTCGCGGGAGACCTGGATCAGCTGCCCGAACTTGTACGAGGTGAGGGTGACCTGTGCGAACTGCGGGTCGTTCTCCAGGAACGGGCCGGCCTCTGCCACCAGCGTCGCGGTGCCGTGCCCCGTGGTCTTCGGGACGAGCAGGTTCTCACCCGACGAAGTGGACAGGATTGTCGAGTTCGTCCGCCTGACACCGTTGGCCTCGAGCATGTGCTCGTACAGACGCCGGACGAACCCGGTCGGGATCAGCTCGGCGCCGTCGGTGGCGGTGCCCTTGGTCAGGTCGTGGCGCTCGATCCGACCGGACACCGCATCGACCAGTCCGGTCGAGAACGACCCGGTGTGGATCGTGATCGACTTGGGGGCCCAGACCTCGGCGTCGGGAAGACCCGCCTTGAGCCAGGTACGGAGCCGGTCCTCGATGTCGCGGGCCTGGCTCTGCTCCTGGGTCTCCGAGCGGATCATCTTCTCGAACGCCTGACGCTGGACCTCCTGCTCCTCTTCGTGCTCCAGCATCGAGGTGAGGTTCTCGATGCGCTTGCCCTTCTCGACGATCACGGCGTCGAGACGGTCCCACTTCTCCTGACGCTCGGCGTTGCCGGCGTCCTCGAGGTGGCCTTCCATCTCGGCCATGACCGCTCGCTGCTCCTCGATGTCCCGCCTACGGGAGTCGTGGAGCTCGCGGATCAGTTCACGAGTCGATGCCATCTATCCTCCAGTCCCTTCTCGTGGTCTGCGTGCTGCTGCGTCCGCGCCGCGAGGAGTTGGAGTCGGGCGGCCTCGGAGGACGTATCCCCCTCGGACGATGACTCGCCTCGGTGCGCTTCAAGGTGACTCCGTGCCGCTGCGGCGTTGCGCAGGTTCGGTGCGCCACCGCGGGCGCCGTTCAGGGCGGCCAGGGCAGATGCCACGCCCTGGGGATCGGCAGCCGCACCCGGCCGAGGGTGATGTGGCAACGCCCAGTGCGCCGCGGTGTCCGGGTCGGAGTCGTTACTACGTTCAAACGCGATCCTGCGGAACTCCGATGCCGAAGAGCAGGTCCGCATCGCAGCGGCACCGTCCCAGAGCGTTTCGAGATCCGCCGCCAGATGGGCGAACATCTCCAGCGACTGCAGTTGCGCCGTGGCGGCCTCGTTCGCCGGGATCGTCACCGGACCGAACTCGTAGAGCCTTCCCTGCTCCAGGTATCGCTCGGAACGGTCCTCGTTGTGCGACTCCTGCTCGGTCACGAACTGGATCGACATAGACCGCAAGGACTGCGTCTCGAGCAGCGGGATCAATTCCTCCCGGTTGAACCGCGTGTCGGCCAGAAGCGTCTCGGTCCACAGCCCGGTCTTGTCCTGCTCCATCACCTCGGGCCGCCCGATCGGCAGCATCCCCACCGCCGGGTCCATGCCGTGGTTCACCATGACCGTGATCGTGTCGCGGTTCTTCTGCAGGGTCCGCGTGAAGAACCCGTCCCGGACGAATGTTTTCTGTGGGTGATGCGGCGTCCCGGATTCGATCGGGTAGTTGAAGACCGATGCGTAGCCGACCAGCCGGCGGCCTTCGATCTTGGCCTGCGCCATCTCGGTCGCGAAGCTGAGGACCTGCGGGTTCATCTGGTCACCTCCACGGGCTGCTGCCCGTTCGGACTCGGCGTCGGGACGACACCCGAGGCCGGGATGATCTGCATGTTCAGCGGGACCATGTACGAATCCCCACCGCGGCGAGGCGGAAGATCCAGGATGGCCCGCCAGTCGTTGAACGAGATCACGCCGTTCTGCAACTCGGTCTGCAGGACGTCTGCCTCGGTCTTCTTGTCCGCTCGCAGGAACGCCTTGGTGTCCAGGTTGATGAACTGCCCCCTGGGAAGCAGCTGGGAGAACGCCGTCTCGAGTCGGACGATGTGCGGTAGCAGCGTGAACCGCAGGAACCCCGTCGTCTGGGCCTCGATGCCCGTTCCCCAGGAGGTGTTCTTCTCCTCCAGGCCGATCAGGTGCGCCGGGACGCCGTAGATGCGAGCGACGTCCTCGACCTGGAACTTGCGCGTCTCGAGGAACTGCGCCTGCTCCGGCGGGATCGTGATGCCTTGCCACGTCGCCCCGCCCGTAAGGATGCCGGGACGATGTGAGACGTCAGAGCCACTGTGCGCCGCCTCCCAGGTCTCTCGCATGACCTTGATGTGCTCCTGGGACAGCGCCGGCGTGCTCGCGGGGAGCTGGATCACCCCGGACATCGTCTGACCCTGCCCGAAGAACTTCGCCCCGAACTTCTCGGCGACCAGTCCAAGACCGATTGCCTGCTTCGCCTGCTCGAGGGGCGACATCCCTCGCGCGGCGCCGGCGGTCGCCAGGCGGATGTGCAACACATCCCCGGTAGGGTTCGTCGGCCCGAACCGCGAGAGCTCGGTCGACCCTTCCCAGAGGAAGTAGACCCTCCCGTTCCGGGACCTGACGTCGATCTGTCGAGGGTGCAGCGTCCACAGTTCGGAGGCGAATCCGAGCTCGTTCCGTCCCGCGATCAGGACGAAGGCGTTGCCGTCCATCAGCAGCGACTCGACGACCCGCTCGTGGAACTCGAACCAGGTCGTATCCGGGTTCGGCGCACTCAGCCAAGCCGGGGGACGGTCGACCGGCTCGCGGATCTCGTCGCGCTTGCGTACCGCCTCCACCGGGAGCGCCGCGATCGTCTCGGAGATGAGCCGGATGCATCTCCACACCGCCGTCAGCTTGAGGGCTGACTCCTGGGAGACGTAGACGCCGGCGTGGACCGGGTCGCCGATGTCCTGCCCCGATCCCCACAGCGCCATCTTGTCGATGTTGTGGGTCTCGGTAGGCCACGTCCCCATGGCCTTGCCCACCCGCTCGAGTAGACCCATCAGACGGCGATGAACGTCGGGGGCTCGGCCGGCGTCTGCGTGGCCTCATGACAGGCCATCGCCAACGCGATCAGGGCCACGGTCTCCGGGGTCGGGTCCAAGCGCCATCCTCCCGTCGTCTCTTTCGTCCGTCCTGCCAGGGCCTGGGACCGCAGCTCCGGGTCGCCGTCGTGATGAAGCAGACCCGCGGAGATCAGGCGCCATATCGTCGCCGTGGCCTGAGCCAGCCTCTGAGGCCGCTGGGGGACCTCGATCATCGGCAGGTGCTCGGCCTCCAAGATCTCGGCGGAGCGGCGGAACTGGTCGGGGTCATACGCGACCTGCAGGATCTTGAACCGCTTCGCGAGCTGGCGGATGCGCTGCTCGACGTGCTCCAGCGGAACCCTTCCCCCGTGCGGCGCGGGGAGGTACTCGATCCCGCCCACCACGGCCTCTGCTCGCGGGGAGGCGATGCCGATCCCGGCGCCGGCACCGCACCGGACCGCCAGGTAGACCTCATCGCCGTCGGAAAGTCCCCCGACGTCGAGCTCAAGGCCGTCCCAGACGGCCTCTCCGTCCTCTCCGAGCCACGGCGTCTCGGCGATCGTCCACCGCCCACAGGTTGCCCGGAGCCACTCCGGCCAGATCAACCCCGGGGACTCCAGACGTCTGGTCAGGTCCTCCACCTTGACGGCCTTCAGCGGGTTGGCGCGTTTGACGGTTCGCACGTTCCGCGGATCGTCCGCGTCTCCCAGGCACCACTCGAAGAAGGCCATCGACCCGACCTCGGCGGTGTTCAGCATCCCCTTGCGCACGAAGGAATCGTGCTCGTAGGCACGCTGGCGCATCTGGGCCAGGAAGGACTTCTCGTCCCAGCCGGCGTTGGAGATCGTCAGCATCTGGGCGTGGCGCTTGTTGAGGCGCTGCTGGAGCATGTTGTACAGGTGGCCGTCGGGGTGAGCCTGGAGCTCATCCACAAGGACCAGGCTCGGGATCGCGCCGGAGTTCTTCGAAGCATCCGCCGAGATGACCCGGATCCTGCCCAGCGGCTTGCGGTTCGGCCCTTCGCCCTGGTGGTAGATGGCCCGGATACCGCGTTTGACGTCCAGCGCGAGCTCGGACCGCTCCACGAAGCCGGCCATCTGGTCGAACATGATCGCTGCCTGGTCGGCCGAGGCGGCGGCCACGATGCACTCTGCCTGCGGCGTCGTCAGCATGTGGTGGAGCCCTCGAGCCGCCAGCAGGGTCGACTTCCCATTCCCGGTCGGGATGATTGCGCAGACCTCGGTCCAGCCGGCGAAATGGGCCTTCATGATCCGGCTCTGGGCCGGTTCGAGAACGAACGGATCGCCGTTGTCAAGGATCAATCGGCGCGTGAACGACCGGAAACCGGCGAAACCGGGCAAAATCTGTCCGGAGTGTGCTGACGTATCTCTG